CATTTGTTCTGCTGTTAATCCATTAACTAAACAAAATTCTCTACCAGCTTCGCCACATTCTTTTCTTTTATCTTCTGACTTCTCATACCAATACATGATTGCATCAGCTACATATGTAAATTTTGCTCGATCGTCAAATATATATGGAGTTGCTGGCGAACCTTGAAGTGAACGCGATGCAGGAAATACTGGTTTCACCCATTCGCCGTGTATTTCATATTTACCGGTATGGTTGCTTGTGAATTCTCCGGAGAATCGAATCCATTTCCCGCTTTCATCTAAGAACCCACATTGATCTTGAAGACCTCCGGTAACATTGTTGATAATCGGAGTACCTGATAACATTGCTTCAGTGCTACTTAGACCCCATCCTTCGTTGGATGCTATATTAATCACTACATCTGCTACGTTATACATGGCATTAAGTGCATCTGTTGCTAGTTTTTTCTCTGAGAATATAATTTTACATTCTGGAGCAACCGCCTTCCATACAGCACGTAAATCGGTTCCATTAGCATCTGATATATTGGTGTGCATTAATAGTCCAACTCTATCTTGTTTTTCTTTTGGTAGTTTGGAATGAAACTCTTTGAATGCCAAGATAACATCGCCTGGTTGTTTTCTTCTGATGTTTCTGTTGTTCCACATTACTAAAAAGTCTACATCATTAGCCGTTTTGATATCAGCAAACATTTGTTGATATTGTTGGTTATCTTCAGGCAAAGGTTTGAAAAACCGATGATTTAATCCATGTGGGACAAAACTAGTTAGTATGGTTTTGCTATCAACAACTGCGTCAGGTGATACTTCATCTAGGTTAATAGTTTTAAACCCGTTCTGATTGAGAACTTCATTGTGAATATTATGTGATTGTTTGCTAATACCCATAATCAAATCGCAACTTGCATAGTATGGAGCATTCCACATTGGAAATGGAAGATCGTCCCAAATTGAATAATATATAATAGGAATATTATAAGTATTCTTAATTTCATGTTCCAATGCATACAGCCATGTCCAATATCTAGGATCTGTGAAGTGCATAATAGCATCTGGCTTTTCGTTGTTGATAAGAGCCATTAATATGTTGCGATCTCCATAACCTGTCCACGGAATAATTTTAACTGATGCATCTTGCACACCGGTTTCTTTTACAGCTTCCTGTGATATATCAATTCCTTTTCCGTGGTCTGGATGTTCTAGTGCCGCGCCTAATTGAACCCAATCAAATTCATCAACTGTATTCAACACAATTTCACGTGATATAGTTCCAATACCAGATGGAAGTCTTAAATCATCTGATAACAATAAAATTTTTCGTTTTTTCTTGTCTGTTACTGGTTGTAGTTTTGGTAACTCCATAAAACCTTTTCTTTTTTATAACTTTATTATAAATATATTATTTTAAAATAACAACCGATTTATCTTGTTTTTTTGTGTGATTGTATGCAGTCTTTAACACCGGATCTAATTTTTCTTGATTGCTCATGATAATCATGTAATCACAATTTTCTGCTAGCATTTTCATTCTGTGGTGCAATTGACTGAAATGATACTTCTTGCCGTAATATGATTCATTCATTGCTGAATAGATATTGTATCCAGAAAAAGAAGGATTATATTCACTGTAATTTAAATCAAATTCTAATGCATATTTACGAACCATATGATTTGCGCCCTCATTGCCTCCAGCACCTAGTATCGTAGCTTCACTTCCAAATTTATTTTTTATGTTGTATAATACATCTTTTACTTTGCGGCGATTCTGCCAATCCGTATTTCCGATTACTGCAATCTTCATTTGTATTTATCGTATTTATATGTTATACCCTTAGGTTTGAATCCATATGCAATTCGAATACCTTGTTCTAGCCATTCCTGATTCTGTTTATGCTTAGGTCCGGTAATATTTGTTAATAGTTTATATGTGCATGATTCATAACCGCCTTCGCGGCGAGATAGAACGAATTCATACACATAACAATGAGCATGTTTAAACTGTATCATATTCTTATCCTATTTTCTTTAGGACAATTTTCGTAGTCTTCTTTGAACGGACAATATTTGCAGTTTTTTGCGCCTTTTCCGGCAACAGCCTGATAGGTTCTAGTTTCATTTTTGTTTCCATCTGCATCGAAACAATCTTCGACAAATTTATCAATCTGTTTTTGTACTTGATTTTGTGTAACTTTACCAGATGATGGTCTTATTTGTTGTATTCGTTTCTGTGGAAACATTGATTCGGCTTGAATCTTTCTTTTCACCACAAAGAATTCTACGTCGATATTGTCTTTAGGAAATCCAAACTGATCTGAATAATAATTTTTATAAGCAATTAATTGAGCCGCTTTTAATTTATCTGCTTTTTGATATTTATTCCATCCGTTTCGACTTGTTTTGATATCAAACACAATAATCTTGTTATCTTGAGTATCTTTAATCACTATATCAATAAATCCATACCAATAAACTGATTTATTTTTTGTAGATGCCGGCGTACATAATTCAACTTCAATTCCAACTAACTCCCAATACTTAGTAGAAAAATATTGTGATCGGCGTTTTAAAAACCATCTTAGAATTGCAATACCATCAGATAAATATTCTTCCATTTCTGATGGAGTTGAAAAATGTTCCCCGTTATTATCTCCAATTGCTTTAATATATTCATTGCGCATATTTTCACGTAGAAGTTGTTCCAGATCCATCGAATCTGCAGCCTTTATGGTTTTAGTATACATAGTTGTTAAATATGCTTGAAATGTTTCGTGAAAAGCGGTTCCAAATATTAATTCAATACTGTGATTAAATGGAGCAAGTTTTTTGATATATGATAACTCCCATTGCTTGGGACATTTTTCATATATGGACCATTGTGAATATGAAATCTTTCTAGGAACGGTACTTGCATCTATCTGTGATAATTTGTATAATGGGTTTATGTAATTTCCTGATTTCATGTTAATATTTTTTTCGATGTTTGTAATAACTCAGCAAATCTAGTTTCAATTATCTCATAGAATTCTTCATCCCATGCTTCGAACATGTTTAGTTCATCTTGTGTTGGCTCATATTCCTCCCATTCAATTCCAGCTGCACAATAATAGCCAGCGCCAATAAAATCATATCGTTCAGCCGACCATTGTGCTGTCATGGTAACGCCCGGATCTAATGTCTTGAGATCATTGAATAGTTTTTCAAAAAAACGTAAAGGAGCAGACCGTGCTGATTCTAAATAAATATATAACACAGAATCATCAAATGAAATTGATTCAAAAAACACCCATTTTGCTCCAAATTGATGAATAAAATCAGTGGCTGTTGTTAGAGTATCTGGAACTAGTTTTGCTAAATAGTCTAAGCCAAGATCGGTAACTCTTTCATGATAAGTTTTTTCTTCGTTATTGATAATAGTATTATAATTCAAATTTTCATCTAAAAACCGATCTAATAACGATACATTGGTAAAATTTATTACCAATTCAGTACTAACTTCATTTGCCATTATACTTTTTATTTAATATAAAAAATTATTCAGACAAATCCAAGTATTCTGTAGGAACTGTTACCGATTCTTGATTTTCCGCCTGTTCTCGAAGATATATATCAATCAAGTCTTTAGTTTTCTGTAAATCTTCTGCAAATGTGCCTTTATGCCGACAACGTACTACTCGTTTGAGTATATCAAATTCATAGCTATTTAAATTCCATTCTTCTGCAAATTTGTATAAACTATCTTTGCCTCGATAATGTGATTGTGTGTTAATACTCATTTCTTTTTTACTCCTTTAAGCAGTTTCTTTTTCTCGGCATCATTATAACCGTATTTTGATAATAAAAAGTTGCAACTATCCCAATCCATTAAATCAATGTACTCAATAGCTTCTGATTGACTAACTTGATAATGTTCTGCTAATTGCGTAACTAGTTGTTTGTCATACTTGTCAGCAGTTTTACCTTTTATGTATTTTGCAAAACCTTTTGATGCTGGCAAGAAGTCATGATACAATCGATATGTTTCAGAAGGACGTAATAACCCGATTGTGTAGTGTTGCAGTTCATTAACAAATTCTGTTAGTTCCATTCTCATCGATAACCACCGATTCACAATAAAAGGAGAGAATTTTTTCTGATCAGTTTCAGACCATTCAGACCATTCTTTCTTTTTGTGAGTAACACTGTCAATGAAATCGAAAATAGTTGCACCCTTTTTATTATCTGCCATTATAAATTATATTTTTCTTTAAATTTTTCTTCAAATGTTGATCCCATACCAACTTCTAGAATAATTGCTTTTTCTGGTATTCCTGGAATTTTAGTTTTAGTTAAAACATCATCAATTGTTTTATTCTTATAAGTTTTTAATCTAACTTTTGCATTGCTTCGATTAGATGTTTTAAAAACAATTGTTATAGATCCTTTAATTATCGCCATCTTGATCTTTTTTTAGTTTTACTGGTTGAAATTCTTGCGGGATAGCTCCACAGTCATCACAACGGAATGTCGGTACCGGTACGATCGTGTCTTTGTCCCCGCCAGTAATAAAACGTGATACTTTGTTGATTGCTACTACTTGTCGAAAATATATACCACCACATTCATCACATTGAATTGGACGCATATCTTCTGGCTTAACATTGATATTTAGTTGTCTATCCATAATTATAATTCATTTATTAAGTTAACAAACATTGCCATTGCATTAATTTCTTTATCTACTACACTTGCATCTTTAAATTGCGATTCTGCTACAATTAAAATGCATGGGCCGATATGACCTGTTGCAAATTCATCTAAATTGTCATACAGGAAAGTGTAAAGTGGTGTAAAGTCTTTTACTTTGCTGTCAGCAATAATCTGCCGTATTTTAGTGAAAGCTGCTTTTTTATTTGCTGAATCTTTCAACACTTCAAGTATTTC